GCTTCTTTCAGCCCAACGGAGGTATCATGGATGACACTATGGCAAAATCGCTTCTGATTATGGAAGCGACCACCTTCATGAGCGAATTGAGAGAACGCGGTCATTTTAATACCGCTATTACCTCAGAAGCCATGGAGAAGATGCCTTTGGATGACCTACGGGCCATCCATCGTAGCCTGCGTGACACTTTACGAACCCTCGGTGGTTCCAAACCTTGATAGGTAAGGACGTCAGATGAGCACATTGAGAGAGCAGCATAAGGACCTTATGGGTCTATTGGTTGAGCTCGATCACCAAGCCCGACGTGTGTTTCAAGACACTAGGGAAGGAGTCGAGACAATCGACGTGGATGCGTATTTGCGCACCCGCGACCTGCTCTCTCTGTTTTACCGCTCACTTGATGCTGAGGTATTCCGGGTCTGCTTTGACGAACGGCTTTCCAGCCGCTCGGTGCCAGGAGGTGATTAGTCATGCCGACTGTAACAACACAACCTGTGGTCCCTTGGAGAGTTTTAAAGTTTTACTCCATTGGGGGCACGACCTATCGAACTTTCGAGCAGTCGATGCTCCCTTACGGGAAGACAGTTAATCGGGTGACGTTTTCGAATCCTTCTTGGCGGAACCAAATCGCGTTACGAGTTGATGCAGGTATGCCCTACCTTGTGGAAAACCAAAAGGCAAGGGTTAGTACCATTTCCTGTAATGCTAAAGGGAAAGGGCCTAACAACGGTGTACTTTCTTGGGGACAGATTACCGTCCTTGGGCAAGTACCACCGACGTACCCTAGTACTGATACGGCGTTGCAGGAGCTTGCGTTAACTCGTCTTAAGAGAAAACTTAAGAAGCGGGTTGGAGGTGCCGATGCTCTAGTTCCAGTGGCAGAATCGAGAGAACTCCGCGGTTTAATACGCGGGATGACCTCGATGACCACCACTCTATTAGAGACTCTCATCGACATCAAAAGGACCAAGGGTCGCTCGGCTTTAAAATACGCCTCGCAAGCATGGCTTACGTATGGTTTTGGGATTCGTCCTTTAGTGGATGATACCAAGGCTGTAGCTGAAGCCATTGGTAATTACTTCGATCGGAAGGATACCAGTATCCGAGATTCAGCATCAGCAAAGAAGACGTGGTTGTCGCATTACAAGACGGGTCCTTACACCGGTATAAATGGTGCGAGTATCTATCATGCTGCGACGTTACACCACACTTTGTCTTATCGCTGGTACTGTGGCGGTGTTGCAGATATCCAAACTGCTAATGACTATACCCTGGCTAAACACCTGGGTTTCACGGGCTCAGAGCTTATCCCGACGTTTTGGGAGTTAGTTCCGTACTCGTGGGTCGTCGATTACTTTACGACGATTGGGTCATACCTAGAAGACGTGTTCTCAGTTTTACCTGGGAGCATGTTCTATTCTGGGTACACCAGACGCTACGAAGTTAAAGCCTCTATCCTTAATTACTGGATTAAAGACAACCAGTATTGGGATATCGACCCCCGGAATGGAACTGGGGAATTCGAGAGGTTTGAATTTCAACGCGTACCCTTAGGCGGTGCCCTGCCCACAATCGGATTGCGTTTTAAGTCCGTAGATGAGGTAGGAATTTTCGGAGTTACCAAACTCCTCAACCTCGCGTCTGTCTTAATACAGCGCAAATTGTAAAGGACCTACTGTGTCTTTCGCACCCGCATCACCTGTTACTGGAGCAGCTGTTACCGGCTTAACATCGCCGACCTACACATTCGTGACGGATACCGCCCCGAACGTCAATGGCAAGCAGTACGCCATTAGCGCTCTCGGTGGTACTCAAACGAACGTCGAAGTGAATTCGGTGTCAAAACCGTTCACTTTTACGTTCTTCCGCCCGGCTGTGCTGCGGACTTTACCGCAGGCTAACCCAGTCACTGGTGTGATTAAAAATGTGCCAATGAACGTCTACAAGTTCAACACTCGTAAAGGCGTTCAACCGGCAGCCAACCAGAATGCGATGGTCGCCAGAATAACGACGACAATCGAGGTTCCGGCTGGTTCGGATACGTATGAACCAGAAGATCTTCGTGCCCTCCTTTCGGCCCATTTTGGGGTCGGTTGGAATCAAGCTTCGGGGATCGCTGACACCATACTAACCGGCGTTATGTAACTAAATCGCACCAGTTTCCTATTGGGAGCTATCCTATGGGTAAGACTGAGGACAAGCTATATGGCTTCTTCAGCGTGCTAGAACAGGAGTTGAAAAATGCAAACCTCAAGGAAGGCTGGAAAGCCTTTGCTGTTACGAGGCAAGTGTCTCGCATGCGCAAGCGTGCGAGGCTTTCTCATAAAGGTCTCCGTGCCGAAGCTGTGTCTAATTTCATTGACACTAATCGGCTGGTTGGCTCTCACCGGGTCGGGCTCGATCCAGACGTGGCTGCAAACGCTAGGCACTTCATTACTGTCGTGCTAGAGCGTTTTAACGCGCGTCTGTCGGACCTGAATATCCAGGAGACATTGGACCTTGGGTACATGTTCGATCATTGGAGGTTTGGTCCGGGCGCCAGTAATGGCGTTCGGGGTACCCACACCGCCGAAAAGATCGTTCAGCCTATGAGTTGCACAGCTCCTTGCGTCCCTTTGGTATTGATGCTACGTCGAAATAACCCGTACTTTCGCCTGCATGACAATCTCAGGCGTGAAGATGGTTATTTGGTAGTTGAAGGGTCGCGGCTAACAACGGTTCCAAAAAACGAAGAAACTGAGAGAACCATTGCTATCGAACCCTCGGGGAATATGGCCATCCAGCTTGCTGCTGGCCACTACCTCGAGGAGGTACTTCGGAGCATAGGACTCGACATATCCACGCAGCAGCCGAAGAACAAGGCTCTTGCACGTTGTGGCTCAATAACCAATGGTCTCGCGACCATTGACTTGAAGTCCGCATCGGATTGTGTCTCGCCCGAACTGGTTTCGCTCTTGATGCCCCCCAAGTGGACGAGTCTAATAACGACCGTGAGGTCGCCAACGACAACTCTACCTGGTGGTGAGGTTCTTAAACTGAACATGGTTAGCACTATGGGAAACGGTTTCACGTTCCCGTTGATGACTCTCCTTTTAGTTAGCCTCATTTACGGTTTCCGCTGTACTCGTGGTGGGCCACGTCTTTTTATCGACTGGTCCGAAACTGCCGTTTTTGGTGATGATATCATCATACCGGCACATGAGTATAGTGGGTTCTGTGAAGTGCTTCAAGCTGCTGGATTTCTCGTGAACCATGAGAAGTCTTACTCAGACGGCCCATTTCGAGAAAGTTGCGGCGGGGACTATTATAACGGAGAAGATGTAACACCCTTCTACGTAAAAAGCCTTGCCGAGAACGCCTCGATATACACAGCGATAAATCAAGTGCTTGATTGGTCTGCTAAGATAGGAATTTATCTTATCGATACGGTCCTTTACTTGGTGTCGTTGTTGAAGGGTGAGCCGTACTTCGTACCTGAATGGGAGTCGCCCGATTCTGGGATACTCACCGCAGGTTGCTCACGCAGATACAAGTACCTTCGGCCGCGTCAGGATTTCAGAGAGTTTAATTCTGATTCTCTGTTTTCCATGATGCTTGCTGTCGGTGGCTACATCGTAGAGCAAAATGCAAGCTTGTTCTTTTTACCTCG